TCTTTCTTTGCTTCTTCTAATAGCTTATCTAAATCTTCAATCGTATAAAGTACGCTATCATGCTTTGCCTGTAGATATTGATCGTTTAATTTTTTATCTTTGTTAATCCATTGTCTAAGAGTTGTCCAAGATACATCAAGCTCCTTGCAACATTCTCTGATTGTTTTACCACGAGCCAACATTTCAAATAAATCTGCAAGAATAGACTGTTTGTATTTACTTGGTCTGTTGCCTTGTTTTTTTACAATTTCTGTAGTCATTATTTTACCTTTGCTGACATATTACCTAATGGATTATTTAATGCCTTGTCTATTTCTAATTGTAGATTATCTTCTAATTCTCTAATCATATCTTCAAACAATCTAAGTTCTTCTCTTGTTTTGTTTTTGATACCATCAACTAATGCCTCAATATGTCTTGAGTCAGCTTCTAGTTGACGAACATCGCTTTTCAGATCGTCTTTAAGTTCTTTTGCAGTAGATGCCACAAGCTCAACCTCAGATAAAATCATTTGCATTTCTTCATTCAGCATAGACACTTCTTGTTGTATTAGCTCTATTCTTTTATCAAAGCCACTAAGGTCAGGAGCTACGAACTCTTGTACTTGTTGTTTCATATCTAGGTAATCATCATAAAATTTATAGCCAGTCCAGCCACCACCTATGATTGCACCTATTAATGAGATAATAATAAAGAATTTACCACCAGTAAATTTAAGACCTTGATACTCAATACTGGGCATTTACAATCTCATTCATCATTTGATTTTGTGCAGACTCAAACAAGCCACCATATAAATCATCAATCTGCATCATACTATAATTAGAAATATCCATGTCTGTAAGAGTTGTTTGTTGGTACTCGTTAAATCCTTTTGTGTCTGCTAATTGTGCCATAACAGCAAGTTTGACTGTATCAAGGGCAACTTGATCGCCACTATCTGCTACTTTGGCTAAAATCTTTTTTGCTATTTGTTCTTTTGTTTCTTTTTGTTGAACAACTTTAACTTCTCTTTGTTCAGGTTCTTGCTCAGACTCTTGAGTTTCTGTGCTTTCTGTTTCTTCAACTTCAGACTCTGGTTCAGGTTCTACTTCAACTTCGACCTCAATATCCATTTCAGCAACTTCTTCCATAACCTCTGCAAGTTCTATCTGAACTTCAGGTTCTACTTCAATCTCAATCTCAGGTAATTCTAGTTCTATGGTCTCAATTTCAGGAAGATCAATAGTCAGATCATCAATAGAAATCTCAATAGGATCTAGGTTATCACCAAAATCTATTTCAATAATTTCAAAATCTGTAGAGTCATTGATGATGTCATCGATAACATCATTGACTATATCGTTTATAATATCTTCTACTTGCTCTACAACTGTATATGTTGCAGTCAAAACAGGATCGCTAAATATCGCTCCATAATAACCATGAACATATCCAGCGTCTGTGCCATACAAAGACATTTGTGTAGTTATGTCTGTGTAAAAATTAGGATCAATAGTATCGGTATAAAGATAATCTCTTGTGCCACCAAAGTCTAATTCTACCTCTCGTTCCAAAGTATCAAATACATTGTTGTCTTGATCTCGTAAGGTAACAGTAATACGAAAAATATCTTTACAATCACCATTCGTAGCTGAACAAGTAGGAACAGTAATATTACTGCGATGTGACTCTACTGTGACACCATAATTTATATCAAAGCCTTGTTGTATTTCATCAATGGTTAGACCACCATCGGTAATAAGACTATATACATCGCTGGTTATTGTACCACCACCATCGGCTACACCTCGTGTGTTAGCAGATCCAGTACAAACCTCACCATCTTCCAAAGCACCTGAGTAGGAACATTGAGTAGTGCTTACTTTGCCACTCTGATCCCATTCGTCTGCTGGGGTTACAAGATTAGATGTTTCTTCAGAATATAAAGATGCCTGTGGTAATAGCCAAAATAACACCACCAACAATATAGTTCTTAGCATTAGACTCCTTTACATAATCTGGTCTATCTTTTGGGTGGCTATCCCACCCAGCTTGTGCCACCTCACCTATTGTTCCAAAGTAAGGGCAAGGAGTACCAGCCATTTCCATCGCTTGAAATACACGAGGATCTTGACATAACACAGATACACCAGCAACTTTCATACCCATAGCATATAAAGCTCTAGATAATTTAAGTCTTTCACAAGTAATATCTGTTACAGTAGATCCTTTGGCAAAACCAAATATTTGCGTCTGTAGAGCAACTGAGCCACCAGAGGTACAGACATCTTGATTAGATATCATTACATTTGGTGCGTTTGCTGTGCTTGGAGTTTTATCTACTGTAGTTGTTCCTGTTACTGTGGAACTAACAGTCGTATTAGTATCTGCTGAATATGCTATTCCTGATAGCAACAAAAACACTAATACTAAATATTTCATTTACAAACACATTCGCCATTACAAAATTCACACATAATTAGCTCTTTGGATTTGCGTCTTTGACAGATTTAATTCTAGCTTTCCAAGCATCTATGTCTTTATAGATTTCATCAAGCTGATCGCCAATATCACCATAAGCTGCTCTTCTTGTAGCTCTTACAGTATTGTTTTTTTCTTCTGTATTTCCAGCAGTTTCATAAGATGATAGATCAGAGTCGCTAGGTTTATCTACACCTGAAACATTCCATTCTTTGATGTATGCTCCTTTGCCATCTGAGTCATCTTGTAATAAAACATCTTTGGTAAAATCAATATCTGACTTACCTTTAGCTTTACAATACAGAGATATTTTAGTTGATAGTTGTGCCATTTTTTTTCCTTTCTTTATTATGCTAATATTTCCATAACAGTAATATTTGATGTTCCAACATTAGTATCACTATTATCACTATTTGTTTCTTCAAAATTTACTCTCAAAGTATTTCCATTTAATTGAGCAGTAACTTTATAAGTTACTTCTGATGTTGTGTTTGGACTATCTAAATGACAAGTATTTGAACTAAAAAACATTTGTCCTGTTCCTGATGCGTCACCAGTATAAAGATCACCAGCATAACTTGTTCTTGTTCTACTACCATCTGCATTGGCTCGACCTATTTTAGTGAAAGTGCCACCGATTCCTCTATTGATACAAAATCCACCACCTACTCCATTATGTGAAAAACCACCTATATTAGATAAAACCAATATTTTTGAACTGGTTGCTGTTGGTGTTATAGCAACGCTTAATCCTGTAATATCTGTATCACTAGAAGCAGATGTTTCAAAATTATCACTTTTATACGCTTGTAAAACTTGTCCAATTTTACCAGTTGATATCGCAGTAGGTAAAGCAGTAATTGATGTTAATGAGTTGTTGTTTAATCTAGTTATTGCCATGTTATGTATTTCCTAATCTAATGAATGTAAAAAATGTTTTATTATAATTTGAGTTACCTTGAAGGGTAATAGCAACATTTGTATTATAAACAAATCTTACTTTAACTAATGAAGTGCTAGTAACATCTACAAGAGTTTGTGACATTGAAGATATTTCAGGATATCCACTCATTGTTCCTGTGCTAGAAGTTACTGCACGAGAAACAGTAGTATAAGTAGAGTTGTTAGTTGTAGTTTCAATATTTGCATACAAATAAGTCCAAGCAGAATTTTTAGATGTAGATATTCCATAAGACACTAACCAAATTCCTGTGCTTGGAAATGTAAATATTCCACTTGCTTGTGTCATTCCAGTACCTAAGTACCCTTGTGCTGATGTATCTACTCTTTCTAAATTACTAGATAAAACAGTTACAACATTGGTTGCTGTAGTTAAGTCTGCTGATAATCTCCATTGGTCAGCTTCAGTAATTCCAATTTTATTAGTAGTAATAGTTCCTGATCCATTAGATATTAATAGGTTGTTTCCACCTACATCTTGTATTGTGTTTACTTTAATTATTGATGTCATGTTATGCTCCTATTAATTTATATCCTCCAAAAAAAGTTCTAGTTGTAGCCTCAACTCCAGAAGTACCAGTAAACGCTATCACTCTTACTGTGTGATCTACTGGAACATAATAAATTTTATGATTTACAACAGCAAATTGAGATTGAAAATCTAAATATGGATCCATTCCAAAACCACTACTAACACCATTATCTCCACTATCTCGTAATTGAATACCACAATGAAACGAAGCTGCTGGATTTGCAGACGATTGTATTCCACAAAAAAAGAAATAGTACCCAGCTTGTCCTGTGGGTGGTGAAAATCTACCAGTTGATGTGTTGTATGCGTTGTTTGTATCTGCAATTTTAGTATCAAAATTTATTTGTGTAGTAGCATTTTGTGTTAAAGCAAAATTAGATCCTCTTCGATACATAAAAGATGGAGTATTTGTTATTGCACCACCACTAGATATAACACCACTACCATTACTGGTTAGGAGTTCGTTACCTCCTAAGTCAGTTATTTGATTTGTTTTTAATATACTCATGTTCCTATCCTATATCCTCCAAAATATGAAACACTACCCTCAAACCTTCCATCATTCGTTCCATTTGCGTTTTCCCTCATTCCAAACACTTCAAGATAGTCAGTTGCTGTAAGTGATATTGTACCTTGTAAAGTAACTGTAAAATCATTTGCTGTTGCTGCTTGAATGTTAGAATCATTAAAATCAACTCTCACTCTTATCTCAGGATTTGCAGTAACACTTCCATTTTTGTATAGTTGTGCTGATACTTTTCTTAAATTGTAATACTGAGATGAACTTGTTGCTTTCATAGATACAGAACTAAAAATCCAATATTTACCTGCAACTGCTGGTGTCCACCTGTAATTAGATGTATCAAATGTTGAACCTGTTTGATACGCAACTGTATTAAATTGTACTTTTGTAAATGTTGCATGGGGTATGCTGTCTTGATTAGAACCTAGATAAACTAAAAATGTTGGCTCTAAAAAATTACTCTGCACATCACCACTACCTAAAGCTATGGTTGATGCGTTACTAGATCCTAATGTTAGTGTGCTAGTTCCTGAAACTGCATCTA